GCTATCAAGTCCCCCGTCTTAACAGTATCTCCTACTTTCTTCTTAAAAGAACTAATATGCAGGACATAGTATCCTTTACCATTACTCTTGTTCTGAAGCTGTAGGTATTTACCACCATACTTATCTGTAAGAGTTAGTCTTACTACAGAATTATTAAACTTAGGGGGTACAATTAACTCTGAACCTGTTACCATACCAAAATCTACTCCGTTGTGAAATGCTTTTACTCCTGTAATAGGGTGTGTCCTCCAACCGTAAGCAGAGGTTAGTTTGAAATCTCCCTTAAAAGCACTTGTTTTCATTTTAGTTATAAATAAACTTAATTACTAAGTTTCCCTATCCAAACGATTATACCTTGTATTATGGGAATAGCATTTATTATCGTTGTTACTCCTATGATACCAAGTATCCATCTTATATTACTGTAAAAGGTAATCACTTTTCCAAGTGTTTCCAACTTGCTTTCCTTATCTCCTCTCTCTTTATGATCCATATCCTCATACCACTCTAGTGCAGGTAGACTCCTTTCTACAAGTTTCATATCGGTATTGTGTCTAGCATACAAATAAGCAAAGTTGTTTCTACCCTTTATGGTATCGTCATCATTAACTCCCTCTTCTCCAAGTAGCAATCTCTCAAGTCTTTTAAGTATCTCTGTGTTTTTAGCAATAGAACACTCTAATTGGTCTATTTTCTTAGTAAGTTTCTTTTCTACTATAGCATCTTCTTTCCTTGCGATTTCTTTTACTTTACTTTCTGTTATTACTGGTTGCATGTTGGCATTCTAATCTCATCTTCAAATAAATTACTTTTTCTTTTTAGTTACCTTCTTCTTTTTTAGATCCTTTTCTATCTTATCTCTTTTAGCCACCTCTTTTTTAGGTCTAGGGCTTTTTATAAAAGTTTCTCTAGTAATTACAACTTTCTGTCCCTTTCTTATTCTTATCCCTTGTTTTGTTAATACTCTTTTTGGCATATTATTTATAACTTAATTTAAGATATCTTTATTATATAAAACAATCCTATGTAAGGAGGTCTGTTTTCTAAGGTACTTGACCCTGCACTGTTTGTACTAGGCGATGTAGACCCTGTATTTGTCGCTCCTGCGTAGTTAGTCGTTGGTGCTTGATAGTCCGTATATCCTGCGTTAGCAGAGCTTGAAGAACCAGATACAACTAATCCATGACTCTGTCCAGTTGAACTACTAGAACTGTTGTATAAGTTAATTAAAGTGTCAGAAGTCCAACCATCACTTGAAGCAAAATTGGCATAGGAGCTATAAGTAGAATTCCTATACCACTGAGCTCTGTATGAACCAGCCCCGTGCGAGTGAGCACCAGTATAATGCCTGTGAGAATTAACCGTATGATAGTGGGTAGATATTGAGTGTGAATGAGAATTGACCGTATGACTATGAGCACTGTTTACCGTATTAGAACCACCCTGTGCATTCCTTGAGTAAGAACTACCTGCTCCGACTACGAACCTATCTTGCATATCAGGAACATTAAATGTAGTTGAACCGTCCCCAGAACCAAACGTAGTACCAAGTAAAGTAAACAGATCAGAATACGTAGTCCTATCAATAGCACCACCATCGCATAAATCCCAACCATCAGGAACGTCTGTATCAGCACCAGCCCACATAGTAACCGAACCTAATGGCACGGCACTATTGAAAACTTCCTGAGTGTCTGCCCTTAAATCATTATATTGAGCAGCAAGAACCTCGTCTCCTGCACTTACATCACTTGATTGCCATGTCATAATTTTATCTACTTAATTTATTCTATACTTAAATCCCAGTCAATCGTTAGGGTTTCACTTGTGGTCTTTTCCTTATCAATCGCTGCTCTTGCAAATAATACCCCACTATCTGCTGTTACTGTTGCATCATCTCCAAACAATCCTATCTCCTTCAAAGTTCCGTTCGCTTCAGAAGTATTAAAGAATATTCTGAAACTGGCAGTGTCCCCTAAAGCACTTCTAACACTAATTTGTTTTCTTGCCAATTCGGTTTGTAAATCTGTGTCAGTCGCATTAGGGGCATCAGTACCAGTCCCAACTGCGATATAAGTAACCTGTCCCCTAGTAGCACCTACCAACCTACTCGCTAAAGATTCCATACCTGCATTACAAGATACATTATGAGTTTCTATCACCCCCATCTTTCCTGTTTCTACATTCTCACTAATTATTTTAACATTGGTTCTTATTTTCATTGTATATATTATATCAAATTAGACCTCGTCCCACTCGGCAATATCCCAATCAGCATCACTATCATACTTAAATGCCCCTTCGTGAGTAGTTAGCACAGGAGTGTCTGCGACTAAACTAAATGACTCTGCTGTAATGGAAGTAATTTCATCTACTACCTCGTCTGAAGATATACTAAGTGTATTCTTATTGTCTTCCAGTATCCTTATTAAGAACCCTATAATTCCCAACATTTCTGTGGAAACTATCTGTATGTCATAAGTAAAACTTCCACCTCCGAACGACTTTGCCCTCACACTCTTTACCATAAACCTTTCATCAATATCTAGGTCAGGAAGGTCAACCTTTAGGAACTGCCCTGCTTTGAATCCTGCTGTGTGGGTCTCAAAATGACCACTTGTTATTGATTCTGCGTAATCAGTTAGTTCAGCACTTGCCCTATCTCTTGCTTGTTCAATACTGGTTATTTTGTTGTCAAAGATAATGTATTCTAATTGTCCGTACTTCTCTATGGAAGTAGAGTCTTCAACTGCGACTAATACAGGGACATCATACTTGTAACTAATTGATAAAACCGTATCAACAGTAGGGGCATTATCTTTCTCAATATACTTTTCCTGATAATTCAAAAGGTAATCATAATCAGTATATGTGTCTATGTTCTTTATTCCTACCGTCTTGGAAGTAACCCCCTCAAGAATACTAATATCATGTGGTTTCTCTGGCAAATAAAACACCGTTTGTTCACCATCAGCTACCTGTTTAATCGTAACTTCATCTGAAAGATATGTACCACCTCTCACATAAACACGATTTCTTAACGCAGAATTGTCTAATCCAATCGTAAAGTTTTTATACAAAGCACTCCCATTAACTATTCCCTCTATATAAAATCCCCTATTAGAGCTACTCACAAGAGTTCCGTCAATCCACAAACCCCTTTCTGAATAGGTATCTTCAACCCCTCTTGTATATAATCCTCTTTCAGAGTTTAATACTCCACCTCCTGATATATATAAATCCCTTTCACTACTTGTCGTTGCAATACCTTGAATATATAAATCTCTTTCACTATTGCTAACTGAAGAACCTTGTAGATACAACTTTCTTTCATCAGATATTCCAATCCATTGATAAGTAATATCGTCAAATCTTGATGTACCTGCATTGTCTTCATCCCAAGTCCATACGTGAAGTCTACAGTCAGCAACATCAACATCAAACGATGTATTTGCAATCTCAACCCAATTCTCAGCATCAGTAGATGCTTCAAAGTATGCTGTCTTATTTTGAACCCTAATCCTAAAGTACGAATATCCAGTATTGACAATGAAATCTACAGTATCCCAACCTGAACCTGTATTTGCCCCAGATGTTACATATTCACTATTAACACCTACATTTAACGAATGAACATCTGGATATGTATTATCTTCAAATATTAACTCCAAATTAGCAAATCCACTATCTAAACTAATATCAGTAATTTTTGTATAAATAGCTCCACTTACTCCAAAATCAACATTGGTATCCTTATATGCACCAATATCACATCTACCACTAGATCCTGTATTCTCTTGTAAATAGCCATTGACGGAGTAAGAATTACCACTACCAACAGTCCAAGTACTCCACCCTGAAGGAAGTGTTACTCCTGTGAAATCTTCAATAACTGTTTTCCTTATTAAATTCTCAGTAGTGTCATTTATGTATAAACCCCTCTCACTATTAGTATCTACAGATGCCATATCTCTTCTATATTATATTAAATGGTGCATGGTCTCTAAACTTTGTACCATAATGAATATCTTTGTCATAATCAATATACCAAGCCCTACCTGTCATCTTACAGATTTTACTAAAACACTCTGATGGTGGCATATAACTGAAAGTCATATTTGATATTGAAATACCTTCTGTAACATTGTCATAAGTAATCCCAGTACCACCACAGTAGTTATCAACAATATCAACGATTATTTCCTTATCGGTCTTATCTTCGTACCCTTCTACTACTAAGTTTCTATCTAAATCTCTAGTGTAATCAACACAATCTATTCTCCACTCAATAAGAGAACCCCTCTTAATTGGGTTTAGTTTTAATATCCTCCCTCCAAACAACTTTACATCATCACCATCTGTAATAACCACCTCCTGATCGCACTCTGGTAATACCCCTGAATCCCTAATAACCATCGTAAAACTCATTACAGAGGCGTCTGAACCCATTTCATCCGTAATCTCTATAGCCCTATTAGAAACATTTAGGGTTCTGTCTGTACCGTCTATTGTTAACGAATAACTAGCCATAACTTCTCCTGTTAGTTCTTAATTTACCAATAATAGCGTCTCCTATTTGTTCTGCATACTCCTGAGCCACTTCTGGTGAGCTTATGTTAGCACCTGACATATTGATACTTAAATTCATAGCACCCGTACCACCAGACATTCCTGTATAATTCTCTGTTAAAACTCTACCTATAGGGGCAAGTTCTATACTTCCTAATTTGTTGATTTCTTTCTCTGCTTTCTTAATCCCAAATTTCAACCTGTCAATTACAGACGGACTGTGCCTCTTAGTTAAATCTAATGCGTCTTGGATCTTGTTTTTTATCTTATCAAATAATCCTGTTATATAATGCCAAAATGCCTCAAACGGATACTTCATTGCTTTCAGTATGCCTTGCTTAAAACTATCTGCTTTAAATATTGCCTTTATCTTATCCACGTGCCATTGTATCTTCTCCTTAATCTCCTTAAAATTCTCAACTGTTTTGTTTCTTAATTCTCCACTCCACTCAATCACTTTAGCCAGAACAGTCATAAGCCCACTTAACGCAGCTATAATTCCTAATACAGCTCCAAGTAAAACTCCACCAATGACTATGGCTACAATTTTAAGAATTTTCTTAAAATCCTCCATTTCCATACCCGACTCTTCCATAGCAATTTTTATACTCTCTTTTAACTTTTCCCAAGCAGGTATTATTGTTACTTCTATAAAATCAACTATCATATCAAAGATAGGTTGCCCGTACTCTTCCCATTTATCTTTAATGACTAACCATGTCTTTTGAATCCACTCCCATATTTTAATTATCGCAGGTACAAACTTGTCTTGAATAAAAGCACTTACATCAGTAAAATCCACACCAAGAGATTTTAGTATCAACCCAAGAGCAACTCCCGCAGCAATAAAAGGTAATAATGGTGCGAATGCAGTCCATAATGCACCCCCCATTGCAACTATCGCAGGAAGTGCAGCACCTAATATTAAAGCAACTATAACTGGAAACCACTCATTAAGTTTAGCAAATACTGCTTCAACTTTTTCTGGTGTAACCTGTTTCATAAACTCCGTAACCTTATCTATCAGTAGACCAAAAGTAGGTAGAAAAACATTTCCAATAGTATTTTCTGCTTCTTCAAAATATCTCTTTAGTGAACCCATTTTCTTACCTGCTGTTTCCATCGCCATATCATACGAACCTGCTACCTTTTTACCTTCCTCCATTATTATATTAACCATTGCCTGTTTCTTCTCCACCTGTGTCAATTCATCACCACTTTTCCCAAGAGTTTCTGCATAAGTATCAAACAATTCTCCCTGATTCATTACAATACCTGCCTGTCTAAGCAACATAGGGTTCATAGTAGCAATTGCGTCTGTCAACCTCCCTGTCATTGCACTAGAATCCTCTCCTGCCACAACTGCTAAGTCCTGTGCAACACGAGCAATTTTACTGGCATCTGCTACATCTAACTGAGATTGCATAAATCTTGTTAGGATATTCCTCGACTCTTGAGTAGTAATACCTTGCTTTTTCAATATTTCCTCTTGCTCTTTTAACACCTTTGTAGAAACTCCTGTTGATTTAGCAACTGCCTCCATAGCAATACCCATTGTTTCTGTTCTTGCCGCAGTTAGGGTTGCCTTCCCAATATAAACACCAATAGCAGTACCCAAAGCAGTCATAGTACCTAGGAACATTTTAGATCCTCTCTCTGCATCTTTGAACGCTGTTGTTAGTGATTTCCCTGTTTTTTTACCTGTGTTCTGAATCCCGTCAAGAGTACTTTTGGCTTTATCCATTTTCGCCTCAAAATCTTTAATATCAGCCACAAGTGTTGCTGTTATATCACCTAGACTTGCCATTTTTTACTTTTATAAACTTAGATTTATCATTCAATTTGTTCTTTAAATCATCAATTCCTACTCTATCTATACCGTTTTTATAAGGTTCTGTATCTTCCCTTAACTCCCTAAATAACGTGTTAGGGTCTTTTGAGAAAGGATTATGAATTATTGCTAATGATAAGAGTGCCTCTCTTTTCTTTCGTTTCTCTATAACATTTAGAAAACCTAATAAATCTCCCAAGTGTAAATAATCTAATATGTAGTCAAGAGTCCAACTATATTCCGAAGAAAGTACATCAATGATACTATAAAGCCAACCTTTCTCTACTTGGCTGTCTTGAATATCTTGCTGATTTCCCCGAACTCTTTTTTTACTAACTCTATATCATTAACTTCTAAAAGAACTTTGAACAACCTAATTGCTTCTGCTAACTCTAATTCCTCTACTTCCTTTTTAGGTATTTTACTTAACCTTGATAAAATAGTGAATATCTCATCACTTGAACTTGTTAATAGTTTTACAAATATCCTAACATTACTTGAACTATCAGAACCATCAACATCTATATCTTTAATTTTATCTGGTATAGTGTCAAAAACCTCTAATACAGCCAATAATTCCCTTAAAGGGACTGACTGTATTTCAACTTCTTTACCACTTAACTTAACCTTTTGTTTTTTCATACTTAGCGACTCTTTAAGAGTTCTCTGCTAAAATTAAATCCTTAACTGGTGCTATCACCCACGAAACCGAGATATCCTCCATCACTTTGACTCTCGTCTAATAGGGCTGTGAATTCTACTTCTATTACTCTCTCACCATCATTAGCGTAAGGTAATTCAATACTATTGCTTACTACTGCTTTGTAAAATACCACATCATCATCTAAGTTGTCTGAAGCGTTCTCAACAGGGTGTAGTACCAACTGCTGTGCTTCATCTAACAGCGAGTCTCCTACTGAAGAACCTATTGTTAGTTTACTACCACTCGTAGTACCCTCTGGTATTGCTATTTGTAGATTAGCTAAAGTTGCCTCTGCTAATGGTACTGTAGCTATTAGCTTCTCTCCCAGTAACCTTTTATCCACTACGGTCTCCCCATAAGCGTCTACCGTAACATCATGGTAGGTTGGCTCGTATGATACTGTAACACCACCTTTAGTATGACCTAAGTCAGTACTATTGAAGGATACAGAACATACTCCTAATTTTACATTGGCTATATCGCTGCTCATAAATATATAAATTAAAACTTAATTACTTCTTTTTTCCCAGAGGACTCTTGAAACGAATAGTTACAATCTCCTTACATCTAGGACATTTTATCCTAATCCTTCCGTTGTAAACATACTCCTCTAGTAGTAAAGCTCTACATTTTGGACACCTCAACTCTCTGTATACTTCACCATCATATTTTATCATATTTAGCGACCCCTTATCTTACAACTAAAGTTCGCACTATATTCTATCCTTTCTTTATCATCTCTACCCAGAGTGTTAATTTCCCCGTTTAAGAGAATAGAATAATAATGATTACCGTCTGTAACTAAGACCTCGTTGTACTTCTGGTGTAGATCGTCCACCATACCCTTTAACTTGTCGTAAACTACACTAGCACTTTCTCCTCTAACTAAAATCTCAAAACTAGGACTTCCTATAGGTAAATCTATGTCAGGTACTGAACCCCCAGTAGTAAATATAGCTATCACGTTTGAACTTACATCAGGAAGCATATCAACAAACAAATCTGTACCCAAAGTACCATGACCTTCATCTTCTAAATACTGTGCTATTTCTAATGCTACTTGATTCATTTCATAACCTGTTTTAATTTATTAAGAAAATGACCTTGCCAATTTCCCATGTTCTGCTCAATCGGTTGCTCTAAATACTTTGCTTTCCTACCATTTTGAAAATGATATTCAGGGTGTTCGTGTAATCTCGCTGCATATTTCGTATAGTAGCCCATTTCAAATCCAATACTCTGTTTATCAGCAATAGGTTTAGTTCTCCAACTATCTCTAAGCGTTCCTATATCCAAAGGAACTTGTCGCTCCGATTCGTTTCCTATTACTAT